CTTTTTTTGTCATACATCATATTATAACTTAGTTGATAGCATGTAGTTTACTGGCATCGTAATCATACACAGACAATTTACTGTAAAACTCCATTGGACAATCTAGTACAGCTTTCATAACTAAGCCGAGTTCATTGTATGGACCTATAATTTCAATTCTCATGTGAGGCTCAGTGTATTTACCTTCTGCATGCTCGTGTATAATTAACGGATAAACAGGATATTTAACTTCTTTAGGGTCGTAGCCGTATGCACGAACAGACTCGTAAAATTTACCCATGTTTAAAGTTCTATTGAAGTTTAATTGTATGGCTTTTGCGTTAGCTTGTTCTAAGTCTATAGCAGTCATTACTTTTATTTCTGAGTGAGGTGCATTAGTCATTATTCNACCCTCCATACTCTAAGTACTTTAATATCATCTTCTACGGTGCTCCTACTAATAAAAACTTTACCATTACGCTTACCATAAGCACTAGCAGCAACTCTAAAACGAGTAACTTCTAGTTCATTATCTTCGTAAGGAATAGCTTTGCTATCTCCTATTTCAAAATCTCCAAAATGCCATTTGATTTTAAATGGCGGGAGTGGAATCTCAATGCCTTGCTCTATCTCGCTCATTTATAATTCCTCCTTCATCTTTGTAGTACCAACTTTTCATAGTCATTTCTGATACTGAAATAAATTCAGGGTTAAATTTTTCTTCAATTAATACGCACTCAGCAATAATGTCTTTTTCTTGTGNTACTGTTATTGATTGAATATCCCCACCATGGTTTCCGTGAGAAATAGTATACATTACACTTTCTTTTACTTCCATTTATATCTCCTATTTATATAGTATATATAGTAATACTGATCTTATACAAAGTATACTGAAATCTAAAAATATATTAAAGGCTCTGACGCTTTTCTTATTTTAGGGTAGGGGTTAGGTAGGGTTATTTAAATCAAAGGCTTAAAAGCCGTCACAAGGCGTCTATATAGTAGCTTCGGTATAAAAAGGTATTTTACTAACGGTGACAAATTGGTACTTACTTGTGCCTGTTTTACTCTTTAAAGACTTTATAACTGCTCTAGCTACTTGGTCTTTATGAACAGCTAACCAGTCAAAAAGTTCATCATTTTTTAACGCTGAAGGATTGTTGCGGTCTAGTTTTAGAACAACACGAGAAGGTGTATGATCAACTTCTTTAGGGTTGTGATAAACCATTTCCCAAATCACTTCATAGTTAGAGCTCATGTTTTCTTTATGTATCCTAGTTTAATGTCGTACTTAATATCATTAAGAGTTAGTATACCTTTATCTAGAACGTCTTGAATAGTTTTGATTTTCTCGTACTGTTTCATACGTTCCTTATTCTTAGCGGACATAGGCATTTTATCGGTGCGTAACAATTTTTGACTAGTGTCGTAAGGGTCGCGAGCACTCACTTCTTTACAGTAATTATTCGGTTTTGGTATCTCTACCTGTGTTCTATAACTTTTCTTCATATCTTCCTCGGTAAATGGTATTGCTTTTTTCATCAATAGTTTATATAACTCAAACTGTCCACACTTAGGTGTGTCAAACTTCTTTTTCTTGCCTGTAAAAAATTGATACCAATGCTCAGCTTGAGGTATCCCTAAAGCAGGAGACATTTTCATAGGGTCGCCCATGTAAATACCACCTTGTTCAATTTTATGCATGTCCGTCATAGCAAACTTCACAACCCGACTCGGAGAGTCAGGTCGGAAGTAGACGAAATATATATCGTACGCTGGGTGCATTATGCAGCTTCTGCGTACTCTATAGCTTTGGTCATAGCTCTAGTTTTTAAACTAGCTCTACCGCCAAACCAAGCGTTATGCATTGCTGCGTCACGGTCATGACCCCACTTATGGTCCACGACAAAGGTAACAGCATTCATAGCACCCCACCAAGTACCTTTACTTGATTTAAGGTTAGCTCCAGGTTGCTGCTCTAACGCCTCATACACTTTACTAGGGGCACTTTGAAACTCGTCAAGCATACTCGCACGTGCAGCGTAGGCTTTCTCGTCTTTAGTGTTCTCTAGTATTTTCTGCTGCATAGCTAACTTAGGTTGCATTAAGTCGGCTATATAACTAATAACGCTATTCTCGGTATACTGTCTGCTGCAGAGATATTCTGCTGCTTCTTTATACTCTTTCATACGGTCACTAGCTAGTCCTAACGCTTTTTCTGCAGTCATAATTAACTCAGTGTCAAACACTTTAGTATGGGGCATTCTAAAATGTGGCTGACTTTTATCAGCTAACGCCATACTCAACGTGTTATTACATACTACCCTTATAGGCGTAAACCTAATTTCGTTAGCTTTACCCCACTCGTGACTAACAGACACAAGCAAGTTACCTAGTACCCTATCATCTCCAGGTAGCGTGAAACTGTCATCAATTTCTGCTAACCCCCAGATTTGTCTACCACCTTTTAATGAGCCTGCGGTTGACATACTCATATTACCAGCGTCGGTAAACTTCTTGAAGAACGTAAAAGCGTCTTCATTTTGGGTTGGTATAAATTTTGGTCCACATGGTCCAAAAATAGTGTTATCGCTATCCCTTACGAGTAGCGAGTGGTTAGGTGCCATAATAAGGTCTTTCGACTTACTAGAGTCTGCGTTGTCATATGTNAATATGTCACGCTTACTAACTGACCAATTAAGACCAGCTTCATCTAACATTTCTTTTGGTGTTAAGTTGCCGTCAACTTTAACGCCTAGCCCATGCCAGGGTACTTCCCCTGCATAAGCCATTGTTTCTACGGCTGCTGCCATAATATTCTCCCGTTATATTAACCGAGATTGGTTAATAACTTACCCTTATATAAGTAAGTAAATTAATATTAGGGTACATCAGTTAATGATAAAAGGATAATCACTAACTTTTTTTAGAGTCGGTTCTATAAAATTTTGTGCAAAAATTTAGGGTCAATTTTGTATCGACCTGAGTTAATTAATTTCTCTCTGTTTTTTAAATGTTCTTCTTCTATCTCAGTTTTACTTTGACCGTGATAAATCACAGCATGATGGTTCAATGTCATTAGATTGTTCAAGTTAACACCGTCAGCAACTACAGAACCTAAAACTCTGCCGAACTTACCTTTAGAATCTTTTAGTTTGGTTTGAATAATTATTTTGTCTGCTTTCTTTATGTGTTCTTTAAGATATTTCTTAGCTAATAGACCACGAGCCTTTTCTTCAAGATCTCGAGTCCTGCTCTCAGGTGTGTCAATCCCGTAAAGGCGAACACGACACTTATGAAAAATATCAAACCCAAGATCCATAATAACATCAATAGTGTCTCCGTCAACAACTCTTTTGACTTCACAGGAGTACTCGTACATTATTTTTTCTTACGAGCTTTAGGTCTTTTCCTTAAGACTTTAGTGTAGGCTTCATTCTTTACAGTTTTCGGGTCGTCTGCTACATATTTACCTTTTCTATCCCTAGCTCTTATTTCTACATAAGATAAAGGTGTGATAAACTCAATTATTTTTTTAAACCAACTCATTTTTTACTCCTAGTATATTCTTCTAAAGTTTCTCTTTTTTGACGTGGTAAATAATCTTTCCAACATCTTAATACAATTAATTTCTTTTCAAAATCTGAGTAAGTGTTCCACTCCCTGATTTCATTTGCCGTTCTGCCACAGCCTTTACAAGTTCTAGTTCCCCATTGGGTTACCGTACAAATCCCAATACAGGGAGAGTCCGCTAAACCAGTGGTTTCATGCAGAGCTTTTTGTGCCATCGTTTTTACCTCTTATAAGACGGACGTTTTTAGTTCTTAACCAGTCTCTCAAAAGTTTATTCCTTTCTATTGTACTAAGGTTTGTGTCATTAAGTAAAGTTTTATGGTGCTTAGTGTATAGCCCATAACCAGCGTAGTAATCTCCTGCACCTAACTCATTGAACCTAACTATCTGCCAAACTCTCTGTTTGGTCATGCCGTAGCGTACACCAATTTCTTCAAGCGTGTACTCACTATTGAGTGAAAGCATAAATATCTCGAAATATTTTTTGCGTAAATCTTTTCTTTTACCCACCATAATCATACTCCTTGTAATTATAAATTGCCGTACCCCAACTCAAACCTATTTCTGCGTCTACTTTATTAGGCACNATAAGTGGTACGCAGTCTCTCATAACCTCTATTATTTTTTCACAATCTTCTACACTACTAACGGAAATATCTAGCTCGTCGTGTATCTGTGTGTGNGGCAGTATNCCTTCTTTATATAATTCGACCATGGCTTTCTTTGTCATATCTGCTGCTGAACCTTGTATTAATCTATTCATAGCTTTATATGTAAACGCACGTTTAATATCCTCACCATATTTTTCTTGAGCTTCTGTAAAAGGTAGGGCTACGTCTCTGTCAAACCTTGGCTCGTATAGATTGAACCTACACTTACGACCTAGTACTGTAGTAATAAATCCACGGTTGTTGCCTAGCCTAGCACATTGATCTCTTAAGCCTTTGATAAAAGGTACACGCCTATGAAACGTATCAAATAAAACTTCTGCTTCTTGAGGAGATATATCTAATTGAGAGATTAATTTATCCTTACCCATGCCGTAACTCAAACCTAAGTTGATAATCTTAGCTTCCTTACGGCTTATATTTGCCATATCTGCTACTACCTGATGAAAGTCTGCGTCTTTGTTTCTATAAGCGTCTACTGCGTCTGCTGCACCTTCCTGCTCGGTAATAGAAGCATAGTGTACGGTAAGTCTAGGCTCTTGCTGAGAGTAGTCAAACGCACCCCAATGCATATCTTTTTCTGGTACAAAAATACTACGAATCAGAGGTCCAATATAATCATTACGTGCTGGTACTTGTTGTAAGTTTGGGTTACTACTACTGAACCTGCCTGTTACAGTACCGCCACGGTCGGATCGTAGTGGGTGAAGTTCTCCATGTATTCTACCTTTAACATTATGTTCTAAAACCATTTTATCTATAAAGGTAGTTCTTGCTTTATTTAATTTACGAGCTCTAGCTATGCCGTTAGCCACCTTGTGGTCATGAGCCTCTAACCAGTCCCCAGCAAAAGAGGGAGCTTGTGTCTTCGGTGTACGTGGGTAACTTAACCCTGCTCTATCAAATACAGTAGCAATAGAAGTTGCTGCCCAAAGGTCAGGCATAACCCCAAACTCTTTATGAATCCCTTCTAGTATAGATTTTTCTTCTTTAAGTAATTGTTTACTTACTATTTCTGCTCTATCTAAATCTACAGGCACACCTTTCCAACGCATATCTAAAAGTATAGGTATCAAAGAAGTTTCTAGTTCGTATATCTTCTGTACGTTTTCTCTTACTAACCCTTCCTTTAAAATATTCCAAAGTTTTAATGTAAGAGCAGCATCTTGTTCAGCGTACGCACCAACATATTTAGCAGGCAGTTTATACATTTCAGACTTAGGGTTTAAACCAAAAGATCTCGCTGCTTCTTCAAGTAACGTTTCATCCTTAACCTCACCTACATACCTTTGACCTAATTTATTAAGGGAGTACCCAAATTGATTCTCATCAACAAGAGGTGCAGCAAACATAGTGTCGTGTATTTTGCCGTTAACATGAACCCCCATTCTTCTTAGCCAACCTAAATCATACAAAGAATTATGAAACACTTTATCATTAGGGTGAGCCATTTCTTGTTTCAACCAGTTTGTTACTACACCCTTATCTAAGTTGCCCCCACCTACGTGTTGTATGGGTAGGTAGATAGCAAACTTCTCTGTAGCTATAGCTATACCAGTTACATAACCTTGACCTTCAAACGCCCACGACGGTCCATGAGACATGAGTAGGGGGTCATAAGTTTCTAGGTCTAC